AACAAAGCGGTATACGATTAAGTGAAGTTCAACGCTTGCAGGAAGAGGGAGTTATCTTAGACGTTATCTTAGATGATTACCATGTTGGACTTAGATGTAGTTTAGACCATGTTTGGGTTTATACACACTGGCCACGTGAAAGATTATTAACATTATAAAAAAGGAAAAATATATTATGAGTAAGAAAATTGAAAATTTAGCAAAATTAATCGGCGAATGCGATAACAAAGAATTAGACGATGTTGTAGCAATTGTCAAAAACCATCGTAAAAAATTAGCACATGCAACTAAGTTAAGCTTAAGGGTTGGCTTAGAAGTTTGGTTTGCTGGAAAAAATGGAATGGTTGAAAAAGTCAATCATGTCAATGCTATTTGTCGTGATATTAATACTAACAAACGATGGACAGTTCCAATTACAATGATTGAGGTAGCATAATGACACTTGATGAATTAATGATTAAATATGAAAGCCCAGCTAATGAAACTAGCTTGGCTAAGGGAATACCAATAAAATTACTACCTTGGGTTCAAAAAGAATTCAATGCACCTTCACGAAAAAAAGTAAGGTATATGTTTAGAGGTGTATCAATACCAGGAATGTATAAACGACCACAATCGTATTGTCATAAAGATATGGCAGATACATTTGCAATTTATAAAAGGAGTTCATATGTCTATTAAAAATTTTTTAGTAATTTTATTAACAATTGCTAATGTAATTATTTGGAATTGGGCTTTTGGAGTTTTTGCATGAGATGGGCTCAACTTACAATTGAAAGTCGAGGTCTAAAAGGACTAAGATTACGTTCCTGCCGATTATGGTTAGACGAAAAGGGGTTTCACCCATTTCTTGACCAAGACGAATTATTAAGACCAGATATGCAAAAAAGTATGTGTTGTGCATATAAGGATTTGCCTGAAGAGGCATGGTGTTTAATGGATAAATATGATCGTGAAAAAGCAAGGGGAAGTGAATATGCAACATGAAGGAAATACTTTTAATTTTCTACAATCAAAAGTATTAAGGGCTCTTAGAGATAAAGTTATATTAACTGATTGCGATGGAGTTCTATTAGATTGGGAGTACCATTTCTATAAATGGGTTTTTGAAACTCATGGTTTAGAGCAAAAGGCAAGTTTATATAGTGTTGCAAAAGCTTTAGACATTCCATGGAAAGATGGTGCTAAATTAATTCAAGAATTTAATAAGTCTGAAATGATGAGGTCATTATCACCTCTTCGTGATGCTGTTAAATATGTTCGTAAATTACATGAAGAGCATGGATATTTATTTCATGTAATTACTTCACAAACTGATGACCAACTTGGTCAAGCATATAGAAAAGAAAACTTAATAAATGTTTTTGGTGATGTGTTTGATGGGTTTACTATACTTAAAACTGGACAAAACAAAGATAAAGTTCTTGCAAAATGGGAAGGAACTGAGTGTTTTTGGATTGAGGACAAAGTATCAAATCTTAAAATGGGAAATGATGTTGGCCTTGAAGGAATTCTAATTAGTCATAGTTGGAATAATGATTGTGATGATGAGAGAAAAGTCAAATCATGGAAAGAAATTTATAATATTATTATAGGAGAATAGATAATGTATACACGTGAAAAAATGTTAGAGTTTGGGAAGAAAAACTTTGAAGAAATTTTTAATAGTCTTGGTAGAAGAGAGCAGGGAAGCTTACTAGGAAACATAACTGAAATAGCTGTTGTGCAAAATAGAAAAGCACAATGTACTGATAAAGAAGGTTATGATATGATTGAAGATGAATTACAAAAAGAAATTAAATCTTGCTGGAGACTTAATAATAATCTGCTAAGATGGGGAAACATAACTAGTAAGTTTAATAAATGCGATGCTTTTATTTTTATTGATGGCGTAAACAATAAAGAATATGAAGTTCCACATGATGTTGTATTCTTCGAAATGTCTATTACAAAAGACGGTCAAATACGGACAACCGAACACAATTTAGCTATATTAGAACAATATGAAATTTTAAATAAGGAAGGTAAATAATGGCAATAAACTTAATACAAAATAAAGAACAAGAAACTAATCATTTACGTGGTAAATCACGTTTTTATATCGCTGGTTGGGTTGCAAATCGTGAGGGTAATAATCCTCAAATATTACCTGAATCTTGTAAAGGTGATGCCACTGTTAAAGAATGGCATAAAGAATATCTTATAGGCTACGGCGATTCAGTTGCAAATGGTGAATGTCTAATGACAGAATGATATAAATAAAACTATATCACAATTAGTTCATCATGTCAACTGAAGAACAAAAGCTTGAAAGAGTAAAAAATGAATTGCGTCACATTGGTATAATGGGACAATGGTATCAACGCTATGATATTTCTAAATCTGCAAACGATGCTCAAAAATTAGTAGAGGAGATTCAGAAGAAGAAAAATAAAGAGTGAGGACCTTATGGCATTATATGAAGATATAGTTTTATTTTGTAAGAGGGAATTAAATATCCCTTTGGATATTCTTATATCTGTAGAACAAGAAGATTTATCTGAAGATAGTGTTAAAGGCTGGGCAATTGATTCCGCAGAAGATGATGAATATGATATTGAAATCGATACAGGTCTTGGCTTCAAGGAAGCTATCATAACCGTATGCCATGAAATGGTACACGTTCAACAATTACACGAAAACCGCGAGCTTGATGAAAATGAAGCTTACGAAAAAGAACAAATTTTATACAAAAAGTACATGAAAATTGTATAAATATTTGAAGTAGCTATCCACTACTCAAAAAAGGATACTTTTAAAATAAAATAAAGGAAAAAACATATGTTTAATAAACTTTTAGCCGCGGCGGCGGCCATGCTATTATCTGCAACTACGTTTGCTGGTATTAGCCTAACGGGAGAGTATGAGGGTACACTTGATTCACATGGTACGTACACTCAAGATATAGAAACTACTCTTAAAGGTACATCAGGTAATTCTGCAGTAACTGTAGTTCTTGATGAAGCTTTTGCTGTAGATGATCTATATGTAGAAACTACTGTTGGTGCTTTAACATTTAAGTTAGGTGATTATTCTGGTTCTGACCCAGATGTTACTAAATTAGGTGTAACTGCAACAGTTGGTGATTACACAGTAGGATTAAATCAAGAATCAGGTGGTTCAACTACTATCGATGTTGGTGCTAACTTAGGTGGCATTGATGTAGATGTAACAAATATCACTAATGATTTACGTAAAACAACTGCAGCATACACAGTTGCTGGATTAGATTTGACAGTTAAACATCAAAAAGTTGGAGATGTTAATCAAATCCAATCAGATGTTTCAACAGTCATTGGCGCTGTAGAAGGTGTTGGTGGTTTTACTATCACAGGCGATGTAAATCAAAATGCTGCAAGAAATGCATTTGAAGATGGTTCATATGGCGGTTCAGTTTCAACAACAGTAGCTGGTTTAGGTACTCTGAAAGGAGAAGGTCATATTACATCAGCAGATGTTAAGACTTATAGCTTAGCAGTTACTCGTGGTATATGGACTGCAGAATGGGAAAAAGTTGGAAACGCAGATGGCGTAACTTCACTTAAAGCCGTTCTTACATTTTAAAAAAACAACCTTTTAAATTGTAATTCAAGGGGACTTATTTTTTAATAAGTCCCTTTTTACTATGTACATTTAAGTATAAATATGTTATAATAGTATTATGAATAAATCACAATATAGAATCCCACTTGGTAATGGTAAAACCAAAGTAACTTTATTTGAAAATTATTTAAAGTACAAATTTACCAATCCTGATTTATGGTGGATAGAAGATGAACCATTAAAAATCTATCCCGAATGTAAATTAAATTATAAAATAACTAATGAATAGGAGAAATTATGGATGGTTTAGATGAACATTATGGTCATAGAAAGTTGATGAGTGAATACTATAAAGATGATGGTAGTGTTGCAAAGATTTATCAAGTTATAAATGGAATGGACGGAGAACATTCATTTTTTTCAATAACATATAAAGATGCTGCAGGTTCTCGAATAACACATGAAGATTTTAAATTTAAATCTTTAAGATATGTTGAAGATGCTGCAGAAAACTGGACACTAGGAATTAAACAATTATTAACGGAGTAAGATATGTCAACTTTCGATTTTGGCTTCACACTTGTAGATGAAGACGAATTAGATGTTGCAAAAGAAGTAGCAGCATCAACAGCCTCAGCATCAAATGCACAAGATAGATTGGACAAATTGTTCAATGCTATTACACCTTTACTTAATAACCTTAAGGCTAATCCTGAAAAGGAATATATTAAATGGCCTAATAGAGTTGATAAAGTAGAAGCATTTGAAGGACAAATATTAAAAATTTATAAAGGATAGCTGTTTACTTTTACAGTAAACTATGGTATAATATCTATATGGCTGGTAAAAAAAATCCATTAGAATTTAGACAACCTTATTATAATATTATTAAAAATTTACTTAATAATATAGATATTTGTTCCAGACGTTGGTTTGAAACTGGAGATGCAGGATATCGTGTAGCAATGAAAAGATATATTAAGGAAGTTGAAGAATTAAAAACCTTTATTAAAAAAGAAGAAAAACAAAGGGAAATGATATGAATGAATGGACAAAAGATTTTATTAGGAAACATACAGCCAAAGGGTTACATAGATGGGCTTTTTGGATTGAAGGAATAATAATTGGTATTATAATTGGAAAATTATTATGGTAAAACGTAGGATGACTGAAAAACAACGTAAAGCAGCTGCGGCTAATCTAGCCAAAGCAAGAGCAGCTAAAAAGCCAGCTACATATAAAAATATAGCCCCAAACGTGCTAGCATTGGAAGATGATAATGGTTTATCTGTCGTTAGCATAAAACGTTATTTAAAGGCCTCTAAGGACAAAATAAGTGACCTGAGGAAGGCTGTCGGCCGAAAAGAACGTGGTGCCTTAGCTAAGCTAGTTTCTGTTCAAGCTTATGTGAGAGGACTGAATCAATACTTACGTGATGGTATGTACCCTTTTGATTTTTATGGTGAGAATGAAGAATTTAAATTATACCATAAAATAATTGCAAATGCATACGATCCACAAACGGGTGAGATGAAACCTGACCCTGAATTGCAAAGATTAATTGATATAGATAAGGGGTACGTAGAAGATGACTGGTGAAGAATTAAATAAAAAAACATTTTCAAGATTAGTAGAAACATACGTAAGAACACATAAGGATTGTCCTTATATGGATGCTATTATAGATGTTTGTGATAATAATGAAATTGATTTAAGAGATTCCAAAAAATTAATCTCAAAAGAAATAGTTGAACATGTTGAATTTGAAGCTAGACAACTTAATTTATTACAAGGTGGTAATCCAACACATGTTTTACCCCAATAAAAATGACAGGATATGAAGCATTTATATTACATCACGCTATTAACCTCCATTTCAATGGAACTTATGATTGTTTTAAGTATAATTTCAAGACAAATATAACTGAAAAAACATATTGGAAAAGACCAGATAAATTTCAGTTAACTAAAATAGGAAAAAGATTTAAAAATAGAGATGATATAATTTTGTACTTTGCCTCACATCAAGTAGCTGGGAATAGATTTACAGGTGATATGGTAAGAGATGAAGAAACATATACAAAGTTTTTAAAGCGTATAGATAGTATATCATATTTGTTTAAAAATGAATTACAAGAAATTTCAGATGATGGGTTTGATTCACTTTTGGAAATAGAAGAAACATATCCAAGAATTATTCATCATTATTTGGAAGACACAGTGTCTTTAGAGACAGTGTGTATAATAAATAGATTGACAGGTTTTATTGAGTCAATTAATAAACAAATCACGGAGACAATTATGTGGCCGGATTTGTATAACAAGATAACTAATTATCAATCTTTTTTAAAGTTTGATGATAGTAAAATGAAAAAGATTATATTAGATGTCTTTATATAATGATACAAAGCAAACTAAATATAAATTAATATAAATTTTTAAAGGAGAAATACAATGAGTTTTGCAGACTTAAAAGCTAAAGCTAATGATATGTCAGCATTAGTTGGTGCAGCTGAAAGCGCCACACAAAAACAAACATACGGTGATGATCGTATGTGGAAACCCACAGTAGATAAAGCAGGTAACGGTTATGCCGTTATTCGTTTTTTACCTACGGTCGAAGGTGATGACTTACCTTGGGCTAAATATTGGGACCATTTCTTTCAAGGACCAACTGGTCAATGGTATGTAGAGAAATCTTTAACTACCATTGGTAAGGACGATCCTGTTTCCGAAATGAATTCAAAACTATGGAATACAGGCTTTGAAGCCGATAAGGATACTGCACGTAAACGTAAGCGTAGACTACATTATGTGTCAAATATCTATATTGTTTCTGACCCTGAAAGTCCAGAAAATAATGGCAAGGTATTCTTATATACTTATGGTGCTAAAATCTTTGAGAAGATTATGAATAGCATGCAACCTCAGTATGAAGATGAAACTGCTATTAATCCATTTGACTTATGGAAGGGAGCTAACTTTAAAATGAAGATTGCTCAAGTTGCGGGATTCCGTAATTATGACCGTTCTGAATTTGGTAAGACTGAAGCTCTTCATACAGATGATAGTGTGTTGGAAGGTATTTATAACCAACAGCATTCTATTCAGGAGTTTACTGACCCATCAACATATAAGACTTATAGTGAGCTTAACCTTAAGTTAACTAGAGTTTTAGGTGAGGATGCTGGAACTTCTCAAGAGAAATCAGCAATGGCAGATTCAGTTGATGACTCTCCATTTAATGATGAACCATCTGTTTCAGATCCAGTTGCAGTAGCAGCTGACCCAGTTCAACGAGCTGAGGCTGAAGATGATACAATGAGTTATTTTGCTAAATTAGCAGCTGAAGCTTAATCTATGAACCCGTCGAAAGGCGGGTTTTTAAGCTACACCAGCAATATGATGACCAAGTCCTGCCATCCATCCGCCTGTTGGCATTTGTATATAATAATGAGTCTCAGTGTTAATGATTCTTTTATCTGATTGGTCTATACTTCCTATAAT